GGTCCAGGTACGTCTTGATCAAGTGCTCAATCGCCTGGTTCGAGATCGGGACCGGCGTGTATCCTTCGGTCCTAAAGACGCGGCCGTAGCCGTGCTCGTTCATCCCGAGCCAGTACAACTTCCGGTCGATGCGGGTAACGCTCCATGGGGCCATCGTGCCCTGATCGATGGTCGCGCCGTCGATGGGGGCGAACGGAAAGTCCGCGTTGCCGCTGTCGTACCAGACGCTGATGGATCGCTGCCCGAACAGCCAGAGATGACCTTCATGCGCTTCTAACCGGACCTTGCGGTCTACCGGTCCCTGCGATTGCGCGACGTCGAGCTCTTCCCACGTTAAGCCGTCCGTTGAGATCTGGATGGTCTGTCCGTCAGCCCAGAGGATGATGTAATAACCGTCGAGATAGACAACGGAGATTGCGCCATCTTTTGTCTTGTGCGAAGTGTCGGTCGCGTACCAGATCGAATCGCCGCTTGCGATTAACAGGCTTGCGCTGGAGCCGCCGTTGGCCGCGAATTGTACCGGGGTCGCTGCGCTGAGTACGCCCCCCGGAATCAGCGTGGCTGCACCGGTAGAGAAGATCTCGAACAGGTCGCCTTGCGCTACCGCAAATAAGCGGTTATCCCCTGCAAATAAGCCGCGTATCGGGGGGTTGGTCAACGTCGTGAAAACCTGCAATCCCGGTATCGGCGCGAGTTCGACTTTCGATTGAGCGGTCCCGGAGGTGTCGGTGATGGGGAACCAGTTCACGCTACGGGACGCGGACCAAAGCGAGTCGCGGGTAGCGCTGGTTTCCCCGCAAAGGTTGAAAGGCGAGATTGGCATAGCGTTAGCAGTAGCTATCCGAGCAGATGTCGTAGCCGCAGCCGCCGAAGCCGCTATCCATCTCCGGGATCGGGCTCGAGTTGAACGACTTAACCGCAGCCTTTGAATCGATGGCACGCTGTTCGATGACCTGCAATAAGTTCTGCGGGATCTTCATCATGATGAGCGCGGCCGGTGCGAGTTGCAGCGCGAGTCCCCACCGCAACGCCAACGCATAGCCGGGAGGAAAGCCGTACTGGGTATCAAGATCCGCAAAACCCGAGAGCGTCTGCCAGGACTGCAATGCCAGCGACTGCCCTTCAGACGGTGCGGGGTTAATGCGGACATTCACGTTAGGAAATGCGTTGTCGATATAGATGCCGCAATTGCGGCTACAATCCAGCCACCCGGAGCGCAAGACCAACTGCCGGCAGTTGCCGTCCGCACACCCGCAGCCGCAATCGCACGCGACTAACGCAGCGCTAGCGACTCGCTGCGGCCGTTCCCCTCCGAGCGTCCCGCCCGGTCCCAGCGTGTAGGCGCAGACCCCCGCGGTCAACGGATACACACTGCGCTGCAATGCCGGGATCATCAGGGATTCGGTGTTCCACGAATCGACCATGTCGTTCAAGAGCCCGAATGCGTCCTCATGCCCTTCCGGGCTGGTCTGCTGTCCCGGACGCAGCACGCCTAGAGCGCGGTAGGCATCGTAGATCAGCCGTCGTGCGGTGACGCTGCCGGTTCCGCCGCTGCCGCTGCCGCCGTTCCAGAGCGACTGGTTCCAGAGGGTGCTGTTCCAGAGAGACATAATTGGGCCGTGAGTACTATTCCTGAGTTGTTAGGATAGAAGCAGCCGTTTGCTAAAACGGCAGGAGCACATCACTTGTCTGACAATATTGAGCGTCTGCTCAACGATCTCAAAGAGAGTTTCGAAAGAGAGATCCGTGATCTCAAGGAACACGTCGATGACGGGTTTGACCGCATCGAGTCGCGCCTCGACCGGCAAAGCGGCTGGCTGCGTTCAGGCCAGACTAACTTAGTCCGGTTAAACACGTGGTCCGAGGATATCGATCAACTAGTAACCAGCCGGGATAAACGCCTAGACAAACTCGAAGCCCGCATCAGAAAGCTGGAAAACGGTTCTTAATCTCTGCCGAGCGCCACTCCGTGTGAAGCAAGAGCGTTTCGGGTAGCGCCGATCACCTGGCTGGGTACGTTAAGCTCAGCCTCTTCAATCCCACTTATGCCAACTGCTACCAAAGAAGACATTACAGCCTGCTTCCGGCTGCTGCTGGGCCGTTCCCCGAACCCCGAGGAGGTCGCAGGCCATTACGCGCTGGCCGGTGGCGAGCTGGAAGATGTGGTCAGGAGTTATCTACAGTCGCTCGAGTTCCAGCGCCGCGGGTTGCTTCAAAGCGGTACGGATGCAAAACTGATCCGGCTGAAACACAACCTCTCGATCTATGTCGATGCCGCCGATCAGTTGATCGCCCCGAACATCACACCGGACGGGTACGAGCCTGAAGTCACGGACCTGTTGCTCAAATATGCGCGTGGATGCGTAATCGATATCGGGGCCAACTGCGGGTACTTCTCCCTGCTCGCCTGCTCGCTTGGCGCTACCGTGTATGCGTTTGAGCCGCTCGAGCGCAACGTCCAATTGCTGATGGCAAGCCGCGCCTTGAACCGGTTCGCCAATCTCCACCTCATTGCCGCCGCCGCTTCCGACCAGGCGGGCACTGTCTCGATCGGATGGACATACACCAACGCCATCGTGGGAGAGATCTCTACGAATCCCGACAGCGCGTTATCCGCACGCTATGTGCCAGCGGTGCGCGTTGACGCCTGCGTCCCTGACGATGCGCCCATATCGCTGATTAAGATCGACGTCGAAGGACACGAGTGGAAGGCCCTGACCGGGGCGAGCCGCATCATCGCACGCTGCCGCCCGGTCATCCTGAGCGAGTTCGCGCCGGGATGGCTGCTAGCCAACTCCCACGTCAGCGGCCGCGACTACCTCGAGAGGCTCGTTTCCTGGGGTTACCGGATTGCCGTAGCCGGTTCGCCGGAAGTAAATACGGTGACCGCCATCCTTCAGAAAGCCGAAGGCGTGGATCATATCGATCTACTGGCCGTCCCGTCCTCGCTTTAGCGCAGCTTAGGAGAGCGGCGACGATCCCGGCGACAAAGAGCCGTTGTTGGTCACGTTGCCGCCAATAATCATATTGGTGCCGCCCATGTAGGTCACCCCGGCGTCGATCGTCAGCGCGTTGCCGGTCCCGATCTGGGTGATTGCGTTCCCGTCGATATCCACATGGGAACCGGCGGCCACGCGCAGCACCGGGAGTGTGGAATTGACGATGAAACGGTTGCCGGAAATAACGGCGTACTGTCCGTAGATGATACACGGGGAACTGAACCTGTTGTTTGCGAGGATGCAATCCGATGCAACATTCCCGTACACGTCGTACATAAACCCGGACTGCCCGCCTACGCCGGACATCACACAAGTGGAATTGGTAAGCGTCACGGAGTTCGATCCGAGGGTTGCCGCGTTGCCGTTGCAGCCAAAAAAGTGGATGTTGTCGAAGACGATCGGACCACTGCCAGGAGTTGTCTGGATGCCGGTAGCGTTATTGGTTGGCGAGACAACGCTCAGGCCGGCAAACTGAATGAACGCATCGCAGATGTAGCCGACATCGGCGGAGGGACAGTTGATGTAGATCTCCCCGAGGCGATCATTGTTGAAGTAGTTGCATCCGCCCGAAACCATCACGTTCACCACGCCGGTCGCATACAACCCCCAACCGCCGTTGTTATACGTCTGGATGTTGGTCATCATCGTCAGAGCGCCGACCCCATCGCCGCCGACGATGATCTTGATGCCGTGCCCGCCATTGTTGACCGCTTCGATCTCACACCAGTACCCCTGAGCGCCTGTCTGAAACCCATCCGAGATACAGTTTGAGGCCAGCACACGCTGCAGGTCGAACTGTCCCTGCTTCTCGCCGTACACGCCGACATAGAACGCCGATACGTGAACGTCGCGGATGTTCACCCAGGTCGAGCCCGAGCGATAGATGCCGTAGCTCCCGGCAACGGCTGTCCCTTGCTGCCAGAGGGTACATCCCTGAAGCGTGAACCGGTCGTTCACAACGTTGAACATTTTCGCGTCGGTCGTGTAGAACTTGAGCGTCGTGACCGCTTCGCCCATACCGATAATGGTTGCGTTTGCCGGGGGCGTGATCGTGCCGTGCAGGTTGTACGTTCCGGCGGGAACCGCAACAGCCTGGCCATCGTTCAGCGCTTCCTGAATCCCGACCGTCCCGCTCGATAACTGCCAGGCGCCCGAGTGCGGGTACGCGCACTGGATGATCAGCGTTCCCGATGGAGCTCCCGAGACGGCGGAGCCTCCGGTGATCAGCACCGGTTCGGGCGTGCCCGTTCCGCCCGAGACATACAGCCAGTGGTTGGTGTCGGTCCCGTTCACGCCACGCGGCACCGGAGCGATCGTGATGACGTTGTTGCCGACGATGAGATTGCCGCCCGGTTGCTGTGCGGGGAAGTCGTAGGCGGTCGAAACAGCGATAGCACCCCCGCTGCCGCCACCCCCGACATTCGAGAGGTTCGGACCGAGTGCCGTTTCAATCGCTTTGATCTCCGCAGCCAGCGCGTTGTGGTGCCACGCATCGATGTTTGAAGAGAGCGTGCTGCCCGAGGCATGCGATGAAGGAACCGTCCCGTCGAAGCCGCGGACCACAGTGAGGTTATTGCCGCTGATCGATGTGATGCTGATAATCTCGCTGTCGATCGAGAGCAGCATGTCCGGCACCAGGCGCGAAGCGTCCCCTACCGTGATGATGGTGTCGCCGGAGCTGATGTTGCCGCGCAGCGTCGTCTGCACGCGATTGGCGGCGATCTTCAGCGCCTGATCGGTCGCGACACTGCCGGGATACCGCGCTATCGGACGCACCAGCGTCCCTGACATCAGGCTGACGCAACTATCCCCGTTGGTTGTAGACATGGATGTTTTCCTTTTAAGACGCTGCGGGTACGGCTGACGCCGGTGCGCCCTGTCCGAGCGTTGCGGTGTTCATCGCGGCAATGGCGGATGTAGCTTGCGCTGCCTGCTGCTGGTATTCCGCGGGTAATGCCGAGCCGTATTCCGGGGCCAGCACGCCAGCGAGTCCGTAGCGCAAGGCCTGCTCATAGCCAGCCGGCAGGTTGATCGTGTCGCCGAGCGAAGCGAACTGCGCGAGCGGCTTCAGCGAGAACAACTCGAGTACGCTGCCGGATGTGACTATGGGCCAGAGGTAAACATTCCCCGTTGGGAAGGTGCCATCGTAGTAAAGCTCTTTTGCGAACTTGCTGGTTGCTGTTCTATCCTTCGGGAGAATCCACTGCTGGCTGGGAACGATAGCCACCGGGAAACTGATGCCCGAATAGCTCACCTGGGCCGCGGTGATCCTCATGGGACGAAAGGAGAGCGGATAGATCGAAGCGCCGGTAAGCGTAATCGTGTCCTTACTCTCCTGGTATATCGGCACGCCCGCCGCCGCCCAGCTTCCAATCATCTGGTTCAATGCGTCGAGCGCGTTGTTTGATTCGGTTGCAGTCGGCACCTC